ATGAAACAGTACTACAACGGTCAGCGCAAAGGCATGGCGTACGGTGGAAACATACGCAAGCCAGCAATGACAGAAACTAAAGCAAAAAAAATGGCATACGGGGGAAACATGTCAGCCCCGATGCCAATGAAAGAAAAGATGGAGCCTGCAGCAGGTATGCCGATGATGGCGTACGGCGGCAAGATGAAGAAGTCTAAATAAACCTCTTAGACTTTTCTAAGACCTCGTTACCTGTTTCTATCAGGTATCTTAAAAGGGATGTTACAGAATACGTACCCTCGTAGTCTGGCATCCCTTTATTCATTACGGATTCAAAGTCGGAAGGATTGACGGACTCGCACTCAAGGAGTATGTTTCCGTCTTGTTGTAGGTACGCTTGCAGTACAAATAGTTTAGTCCTAGCATTTCTGGACATCGTGTAATTTTCCTATTTCAAGATTGTAGCAATCCGCTTTGAAGATAAACCCGTTAGAAGGGTCAACCTCTCCCCGCTTGTGCCGGGTTGCCATCTTGAAGTAATCTTCTTTGGTAACTTCACCAAGTATCCACGCTGTTTTATAGTCGTTCATAAGGCGTACGAAAATATACTTGTCGCACTTTTGCTTCGTACCGTGTGACGCAACGCTGCACTCGTACTCATCTTCTGGTACGGTGTTACAGCGCTTAGTCTTTACGTCGATACGATAGTCACCCTTAATCAGGTCGTAGTCTTTGGTAGATGCTTCGATACCGTCGATGTAGTCCTGTACAATCACTTCACCAATAGCACCTACAACGTGGGCTGTACTGCCAGTAATACTACCTTGTATTACCCCGACAGTTGCAGCCTTTTCTTTTGCCCGTCGTACTATCTCTTTTGTTATCTGTACTTCTATTATCGCCATTAGCACTACCTCTGAATCTATGCTTAAAAAAGACTATAGTATTTAGCGCGGTGTTTAGCGTAACCATAGCTAGCAACCACCACTGCCACCAGAGTAGCGTAAACGTACCTGTATCGTCAAGCATTTTTTTCTCTTTCTTTTAATTTAAGTGCCATCCACTCACTATAGCAAGGATGACCTTTAGGGGGGTCGTACTGTATCCACCCATCGCCACGTTTCCAGATCATGCTGCAGTCAAGTCCACTACTTCACAAACGCCAGCAGTACAGGCTAACTCACGAGAACCCGTCGTGTTGTCTTCCTTTTCAAACTCAGTTAGCTTGTTCCAATCTAGCTCTACGTGCGAGTATGTTTGCTGCCAATCTAGATAGTCTTCCCGTTCGATATCCTGATACGGGGCTTGCTGATAGGTGTGGTCACTATGAGGTAGGAAAGATACCCCTGACGCTACGTCAAAGTTCTTATACACCCATGCACCAACTTCCATCCACTCATCTTCCTTGACAGAGATAGTGACTGACGGCTTGTGTTCACACCAATGTAAAGCGTATGTTTTCCACAGTTCTAGCTGTTCGATAGCTGTCATCTGAGTACGTGTCACCGCACCTTCTGGTGACTTCATAGCGAACAAGAACACGGTTGTCGAGTCCGGCTTCATCACATCCCGTTCGTGGGGTACACCTGACTCAATCATAAACTGCGTAAGTGGGTCTTTGTTATCGCCACGTACAGTACGGATGTAGTAATCGTTGTGCCGTGCGTGAATGCCACTAGCAGTGTCAGTCAACTGAGACACAGTACCTGACGGCTTTACACAAGTGATTGCAGCAGACTGAGGTATGCCGATAGCTTTAGCGTATTTAGCGTTAGTAGCTGCTGCCTCTATCCGCATCTCCTTCAGCCACTTTGCACTGTCTACATTCTTAGATAAGATATGATGATCCATAATACCTGTAAGAGATACGCCAAGCAATCTTTCTTCTTCTGTATTCTTCTTCCATACGCTTCTCAGGTATTTGAAATCAGTTAGTGTAGCCTGAAGCGTACCCACTATGGTAGCCAGCCTAACTTTACGCTTTAAGCTTTCGAGGTCGTCTGTCTCGCGTACCATAACCTCTGACAAGTTACAGAACTGGTACGGACGGAGTATGATTTCAGAACACGGATTAGTACCCCACATGTGTCCTGTCTCACGACGCTTTGAACGTGCTACCTGTTTGTCAGCAGCTTCACGGTTAAACATACCCCGTTCACCTGACTTGCTTTCGTACAGGGCTACCCACTCACGCATGAATGTGCCTATCTCAGGCTTACCCTTGTATGCTACAGAGTTATTAGCCAACGCACGTTGACCTTCGTTCTCCCACCACGAACCAGACTTAGCATGTGCCATTTGGTCGTCGTTAAGGTTAGACAGGCTAATCAGAGCAGAGCGACGTACGCCACCCACTACAACAATCTCGCCAATCTTACACATAAGGTCGTGACACTCGATAGGAAACAGTCTGCGTCCTTGTGCTTTCTTGAATGTCTGCACAACAAAGCGGAACAGGTCATCTAACGGTTGTGGTCCTGATGCTCTGCCACCCATAGTCTTCAGCCGTTCTCCTGCAGGGCGTACAGCAGACAAGTCCCATGTAGGTATCTGTCCTGCATACAACAGTGCAATCAACTCACGCAGAGACTTAGCCCAGCCCGGCTTGCTGTCACCTACCTTAATTATGGTATCGGTGCTGTGCATGGCATCACTGACTACAGGAAGCTTGTCTACGTTCTCACGCTCTACAGAAAAGCCTACACCTGTACCACACATCAGTATGTACATACACTCGTCAAACGAACGAGGGCTGTCTACGGGTATGTAGGAACAGTTGTATCCGGCAATGTTATCTCGTGCCAATGCTGCACCAGATGTCATCATCGCTCTCATGCTTGGCATGATTTCTAAATTAAGAATTGCCTCACGAATATCGTCCTCGTCTTTCTTAGATAACTTATAGTCGTGCTTGCCGCGTACCTGATTAACCATGAAGTTAACATAACGGTCTACAGTCTCGTGCCAATCTTCACGACGCTGTTCATTATCTAACCAACGAGCGTAGCGTGACTTGTGTATAAATTGCTGATAGGTGGTAGGGAGCATATTACTCATTGATTTCCTCTTTTTCTTTTGGTAGCCAAACATCAACATCTGATTGACAGTTTGGACAGTGTAAGTTTGTTAGCATAGCGAAGTTTTCGGTTTCTTCAGAAATATCGTGGTCGCTACCCCAGATAAGTTCAGTACCACAATGCCAGCATTTCATTCTTCTATCTCCTCTATCAGTCTTGCGAGGTAGAAGGCCGCTTTCTTGAGGTCTTCGATTCCGTTTTTGTATCTGTATCGCCAGAGATACTTTGCGATGTTTCCTTGCAGGTAGTATTCGTACCCATCGCCTGTCTGCGCCTTGATTGCGTCAAGGCACTCGATACCTGCCTGATTATAGTGTGGCGGCTTGTTAACCATGTCGACATTTCCGTACGCCTCTTTACCTGCCTGTTCGTATTCTTCGTCTATCTGTTTCATAATATTATAGTAGCTTGTCATCTGTCATCACCACTGCCCTGTAGTTTGTTTTCCCGCGAACGCTTCTGTAGCTTGTTCACATTCATCTCAGCTATGTCTTGCATGGAATACCCCAAGTCATTAGCCAGACTAGCAATGTACCACATGACATCGCCAAGTTCAAGGGCAATAGCATGGTTAGAATCTGTCTTACCATCGCGTATGATTTTCTTTACCTTGTCTGCTACCTCACCAGCTTCACCAGCTAGACCAAGTGCAGGGTACAGTATCTTGTACGCTTCAGGATAGATAGCAGTTTTTAAGGCAGCTTTCTGATAGTAGTTTATGTGCCACTGATCCTTCATTGCTTTCTCCCAAAGTCTACCTTAATAATGTTTGAGGTCGTTGAGTTTACCATAGCCTCTAGAAACTCTTTATCGTCCCCTTCTTCAGCGTTTTCTGCCATACTTTCAGCAGCAAGTCCGTATTCTATTTCAGCTACGCCCCTGTCGTACATCTCGTCCGTGTTCTCTCGCAGTTGGGTCATAACAGCGTGAAGCATGACGTACGCTGGCGAGAAGTCTTCCTCGTTATCATACTCCTTGCCCGTAGTATCATACCCTTTGACGGTAAACGCACCAGCACCCGTGTCCTGCAGTATGACGTAGTATCTACCACCTAACAAAGACCCAGCCTCTATCTGAGATTCTATGACATCCATTACATCGTTATCGTTATCATTTGTCATTTCTTTTCATCCAATCTGAAGGTATGCCACCCTCTGCCCATTTGAAGTTGTGACGCTCACACCAATCAGCATAGGTGGTTTTGCTGCCTCTGTAAATCTTATTATTAGCATTCATAAAAACAAATCGTATATCTAAATCAGGGTGTTGGTTCTTTACCAGTACCATCTTGACTCTATCTGCTTTGCACAAGTGGCCTTTTGCTTCTACGTAAATGTCGCTGTCTGGTAGGTAGAAATCTGGGGTGTATGTTTTGGGTTTGGGTACGTATGTGAACCGGGAGTTTTCGTACTCAAAGTTGATGCCTCTGTCTTTGAGGGAACGAGCCAGACTCAACTCAAACTGTGACCTGAATCC